GCTGTGCTCTCGAGTTGGCGCTCGAGTTACGGCGACGTGGAATAAGATCGATCTGTTTCTGGCGAAAGCTGATGCAACGACCGAGCAAGTGAATAACGTCGCTATGCAGGCCAGAGTGCTTGCGAGTGCAGTCAGAGGACAAGGTGAGCGGGTGGTTGATTCCACTTCACAAGTGGCTGAGGCCGCTGTGAAGATGGGAGAGGCCGCTGACGCTGCGAAAACCACTATCGAGCTTAATACGCTCCTTAGTGTTGTCCTCATTTGTGTGGCATTGTTGAGAAACATCTACGACCGATGGATCCGTAAGGAGACAAAGGAGGCTAAGGTTCAAGTGAAATACTTTGGTTTGGCTGTGGATGATATTTACAAGGCATTTGACGCGGTTGCTCTGATGTGTGTGATTCCGCTGTTCGCGAAGGACGGTGTGAAGTCTGCCATTGGGGTTTGGGGGTTGTTGAAACGTTGTCTTGCGATGACGAGAGATGCCCTAGCCAGTGTTGAGTTGTTTCAGCGACTTTTCTCTTCGAAAGAGGAGAAGGAACATCCGTTCCTTGGATCTGGTTTGATTCAAGAAGTTGTTGGTGCTGCAGAAGATTTGGCTGGTCGCGTTCAGAAAGGACCGAGTGCCCCTGTGGCATTTCGATCTGCTGGACTACAGAAGCCTGAAGTCACCGTCGAGAGCGATCCCGACAGTGACAGTGATGATGATGTCGTTCGTGCCCCAAATGTGAAGCTGGAGAATAGCTTGCAGGAGGAGAGGAAACAAGCTGCTACCTATGAGATTCCTGATGATTCTTGGTGGTGTGGCTGGTGCGAAACGACCCATCAACATACGTGGCAGTGTCCGCATATGGTTGATGGTATCGAGAAAAAACAAGCTGGTCCCCTCACCGAGCAACCGCGTTCACCTTTTGAATGCGAGTGTGTAGGTTGTGCTGAAACGCACAAGCTCGATGGTATCATTTATTGTGGGGCTTGCTTGAAAGAAAAGAAGGTTACGATTCCTGTTGCTTTCCCCGTGTCAAACGGAAAAGCACATGCTAAAGCTATTGCTCGTGAGGAGGCTGCGCAAGTGGTCAAGCCCGAGGATGTTATGCATGCTGGTCTCAGAAAAATCTGGGATACTCAAGAGGCGTTGGTGCAGTTGAACAAGCTGCGCTCGCTTGCTGAGAAAAAGACTTGGATTGTTCCTCTTGTTTGCGTTTTACTGTTTGGTGGCCTGTTGGTCATTGGACGTTGTATGCGTTCTGAGCCTGTTCCAGGAAAGTCTGGGAAGGAGAAGAAACGCGAAGCGAAGGAAGCGAAACGCATTGAGAAGAAGGAAGCTTTGAAGAAGGCTTTCACGGAACATCTTGAGGCGGAATTGAAGAAAGTTAAGAGTGAGAAGCTCGAAGCTTGGATTCTGCCGAAATGGATGGCGTATGAAGAAATTCCTGGTGTGGGTGGATGCTGTCACGATCCTAAGAACTGTCCTTTGAAAGAAGGGCGTCCTGCGATCAATTCGATGAGAATATGTGACACCGAATGTGATGGAAAAACCTGTGTTCATTGGGCCGGCTGCAAAGCCCACTCATTAACACCCAAGAATTTGTCCCCTGTTGAGAAACCTGAAGCTGCGAAGCCGAAGGCAGGTGACACCCCTCCCGCTGATGAAGTGAAAGAGGATCGTAAGAAGAAGTCTAAAGGTATTAATCCCCGGCCAGTCGGCAAGGGATCAAATAAGAATTTCACTAAGCGTTTGCGAAAACCTTGGGTTGATTACGATGATGAAGGAGGAGTGATCCAAGTGACCTATGAAGATGAGATGGGAAATCTCGTTACTCGAGCTGGTCGCCGAGCTGCTAAAACAGCGCTTGGTGCCTATTATGCGAAGTATGGCTCGGGAGGCACGTTTGGAGAAACAAAAGAAGCTAAGTTTGCTGAACTGCAGAAGAGGCCGTTCCTTCTTGTGAAAGAAGAGGAGTTGGCTGAAGACGCTGTGGTGTTGAGGATGCCTAAGGGTGTTGTGTTTGAAAAGCTGGAAGGCAAGTTCGAACAACCCGCGTGCTCCGGTAAAACTGATTGCAAGTGTGGCCGTGTTTACCACTCGGTCAAGAAAGCGAATGCGAAGGGTCTGAAATCCGCGAAGAAAGTCGCTGCTGCAAAGCACGAGGCGTGGAAGAAGAACCAAAAGTGTTACAAGTGCCATGCTCTGGGTCATGTTGCCTCTGATTGTGAAAACGTCATGTGTGCATGTGGTAAGAAAGACCACACTCAAGAGAAGCCTGTGAAGAAGATCATTGTTGCCCCTGCTGCCGGAGTTTCGACTCCTGCTGAGAAGCAAGAAGCGATGGTGAACGGTGAACGCTTTCGCACTGCCAGTGTGGTGAAGTCGCTTGGATGGGTTGAGACCAATGATGGGCGTGGAAGTTGTTTCTGCGCTTGTTGGAACGGGCTCTACATTCCTGAGCATTTGGTGTTGAAAGATGCCACTCACCTCGTTTCTGCGGAGACTGTTACTTTGTTCCATGCCGAGTACCCGAATGGTATTCAGGTTAAGGTTGCGGATGCGAAGAAGATTGGACGTGATTCCTTGATTCTTTCCCGCCCTGCCGGATGGGATCACAAGTTGGTTCCTAATCTTGGCTGGACAAATCCCAAAGTTGCTGCGAAAGTGAAACTGATTGCGTTTGCCTCTAGAGCTGAAGCTCTGGCTGGTCAGTGTCATGATGACGCTGGTGTGGTCAAAAGTATCGTTTCGATGCCTGATCAAGAGCGTGCCGTGTACAGCTGTTCCTCCGTGGACGGCAATTGCGGTGCCCCAGTTGTTAGCACTGAAGGTAAGCTTGTTGGCTGGCACAATTCCACCATTGGAAATGTCGCTACCACATTCATTCCTGCTACTTCCTTGATGTGCCAGAAGGCCACAGGAAGCGCGTCGTCTTTTTAAGAAACCCTCCCCCCGAATTTGAGCCGTGGTCAGCGTGGTATGCTAAGTACCTGGACCGCGACGTGTTTAAGTATCGTGGAGTAGAAGTGGAGGGTAAGGACGCTCGTTCCAAGTTGTTCCGTGAGTGGTTCAAAATGGAGCAGGTTACGTATCTGGGAAAAGTGAATAGATTCTCGCGCATGAAAAATCGCGAGATAGTGAATAACAGTTTTGTTGCGTTTTGCGAGAAGCGTGGCATGCCGTTGCCAGTGGGGTACCGACAGGTTACTCCGAATCCAGTTGCAGGATTTAAGAGCATTTCAAAGTACGACAAGGTCCAACCAGTTTTGGACGTTGGTGCTTGGGCTCTAGCTGGCGAGTGGACGAAAAACCACTTCCAGGCAGCAATGTCAGGGAGTAGAGTTTTGAGTCAGGAGGTAGTTTTGGTGGAGATGGATAAATCGACATCATGTGGCTACCCGTGGAATTTGAAGTTCAAAGACAAGAACGATTTCCTTGCAGATGTGAATGCAAGACGTGCGTTGGAAGATTTTTGGACGATGTTGGGAGTGCCCTCTGAGGAAGAACTCATGGTACCAATTTGGACGTGTACGCAGAAATGCGAGATGCGAACGCCTGAAAAGATAGCGGATAACAATCTGCGAACATTCACGGCGAGTCCGTTTGAACACTCTGTAAATTTGAACAGAATGTGTCTCGATATGAATAACAAGTTCTACGATAGCGCCAACGATGTTGACGGGTTTACGCAAACCTGGTCCGTTGTGGGTGCTTCCAAATTTGTGTCTGGCTGGGACAATCTGTATAGAAGATTGAACCGGTTGCATCATGCCTTTGAGCTAGATGAGAGCGCGTTTGACGCGAGCTTATTTGCCGAAGCCTTGATGGGCCAGATGGAGATCCGATGGAGTTTCTTGCGGGAAGAAGACCGCACACCTGCCAATCGACTGAGGTTGGAGCGTCTCTACGCTTCGATCATTCATTCAGTGATTGTGCTTGAAAATGGTGAATTGATTCAGAAACATACCGGAAATCCTAGTGGCAGTTCTAACACCATTGTGGATAATACGATGGTCTTGTTTAGACTGTTTGCCTATGCTTGGATTGTTTTGTGCAAGCAACAGCAGCGACCTACTACGTATGAGGAATTCATGCAAGAAGTTGAAGCTGCTTTGTGTGGGGACGATAACACGTTTACTGTCAGCGACGAAGTCGTCGGATGGTTTAACCCTACTACAATTGCCCCTGTGTGGAGTGGAATTGGTGTCACGACCAAGACCCCATGTGAACAACCGAGGCCCCTCAGTGAAGTGCAATTCCTTTCGCAAGGTTTTGCTTACCACGATGAGTTGGGTATATGGGTTCCCGTACCAGAAACCGAGAAGGTTTTTAGTTCTCTGATGTACGGGTCAGAAGTTGATGATGTGCGATGGCATTATTTGAGAGCGTGCGCGTTGCGAATGGACTCATGGGGTAACCCTGAGTGTCGTTCAGTTATAGCAGCGTACCTCGAGTATTTGAATTCAGAGCACCGAAAGGAATTAGTTGGATCCGTTGATCGGCCGAAAGGCGCGGTCACGATGGCCACTATTATGTCCAATTGGAAGTCTGATGCGTGGATGGAATCGCTGTATGGAGGAAGAGAAAGTAAAGAACGAGTCGGCGGCGTAATTCATGATCCCTCGTTTAAAAACTCCTACCAACAGCTACAAGAAATTCTCCAGTGCAAAACACTCGAAAACATCAAAATGCCTAAGTCTGCCGCAGCTAAAGCTCGTCGCGCAGCAAAGCGTCAGGGAAAGCAAGCCGCTTACCACGCAAAGCACAAGGGACCCAAGAGAGGCCCCATGTTCAAGAACCCTCAACCAGTTCATGGACAAAAGAAACATAAAGAGAAGTCGAAGAAGGGAAACTATCTTGGGAAGAATTTGCGTGGGGGTCGTACCTCCACTACATCCAAGAAAGGAACGATTATCGAGGAAGATGAGTACATTGATGATGTCAATGGATCAGTGCTCTTCTCCTGCCTCGAGTTGCCCATCAACCCAGGTCTGCCTAATTCGCTGCCCTGGGGCTCTTCCATTGCTGAGCGCTATGAAGAGTACGACTTTGAGTACTGTGAGGTCTACTTCACGACCACAGTGTCTGGTTTCGCGCCTAACGGCCAACAAGGCTCTGTGGTTCTCTCTGCTTCTTACGACGCTGCCGACCCTATTCCTGTGTCGCTTCGTCAAGTGGAGGACTCTGATCCCCACACTATTCCGACATTGCCATCCACGCGCGAGATTGTTCTTGCTTTGGACTGTGCTCGGATGCGTAAGAATCTGGGTAAGTTTGTCCGTGTTGGTCCGCTTGCTGCAAATCAAGATATTAAGACTTACGATTCAGCGAACGCCTACATTTCAGTGAGTGGGTGTGCAAACACCACAAAGATTGGAGAGCTCCACATTCGGTATAAGTGCCATTTGCGTAAGCCCGTCCTTGATGTCCTGACCGAGGGTGTTGGTTTTCATGCCAAATCTCTCGCAGTTGTCACTACGCCTGCCTTGGAAAATTGGACTGTGGCTAGTGGTGCTTCGTCCGGGTTGGACATCACGCTGTTCGGAGGAACCATTCAATTTGGCCCGGACATGCAAGGTACGTATTTCATCTCTATGGCCCTCTCCCACACAGCCGTGTCGTCTGCCACAGCTTTTGGCGGTGGTGCCACCAGTGGAGGTGGTGGAGGTGTGGCTAACGCCATCAGTTACTTCCCCACAGGTTTGCCTTTGTCTTCTGACAACGTCTCATACATGGCTAGTCTAGCCGTGCCAGCAGGTAGCAGCAATGTGGCTACTACTGTTTTGAAGACGGTCCGTGTGATGAACTCCAGCGCTGGTGCCACATATGCTTTCACCTTTCCCACAATCACTGGAACGGTGGCCGGTGATCTGTGGATTTTCAAAGTGCCTTCCAGCCTTCTCGGTGCCCTTGAGCACGTCGAAGAAGCGACTGAGATCGATGTGCTGCAGAAGGAGAATGAAGCACTCAATAACCGCCTGGAGCGTATCGAGCAGATGCTGTCTAGTGCAGGTTCCGTGCAGTTTGCGCCCCCTCGTCGAATCAAAGTCGAGGAGGAGCGTAAGCACGATGAAGAGGAGGAGTCTCCCGTGTACGTGAGTGCGCGGAATACTCTCAAGGTCCGCCCGTAGCGAACCAAGTCTGATTGGGAAGTCAGGCGGCTGCTAGAGGCAGCTAGTATTTCTGTTGCATGTGCATTGCAACTTGTGGACGCCACTTTGGGGTCGAGATGACGGGTAGCCCGAGTCCCCCCCCCCACTGCTGCAAGTTAGGAAACATTCCTGGGGAGCGAGCCCCATCGTCTAGTACGTATCTCGCGAAGATTAAGGTTCAAGGCAAAGTCCGGTGCCGGGTTGGTAGCCCGGGACGGCAAAAGACTGTCAAAGAATTCTCGATGTACGAGCGTACGGAAGGTGGTAGCAAAGCTTCCCGGTTCATTCGCTTTGTGTTAGCGATCCAATGTGTAGTGGGTTTTCAATCGAGTGATTTTCCCATAGCACGTTGGCCTTATTGTTCATAGTCTTTCAGATTTCCAGAAGCGTTCTACGAGCATAACTGGCCTGTTATAAAGAAATGGC